TCATAACCCATTGGATCATCGCTTTCGTGTGGTCCCGCTTCACCCGTTCCTCCTTTGTCATTTCTGACACTGTTTCTAAGCGGGCAATGCGATCCGTTTGGTTTGCATTGATGCGGTGATGGTCGCGCAGATGCATCTCTATATCCGCCAGTCTGCGCGAGTGTGCGGATATAACAATCTGACGGTCGTTGAGGATCGCGTCCACGTATTCCGCTCGCGTTTCGAGGCGGGCGAGGCGTTCGGCGTTGTCCGTGACGGTCGCGCTCATATTCCATCATCCAGGCCATTTATCCCGCCGCAGTATTATCCAGGCGCTCACATCCCCACACGACGCGCGCTTCATTGCTTTCCAGAAGTTGTTCCGCTGACTTGTCGGTCAGCCTGTCGCCCTTTGCGGGGCGGTAGACGGTCCAATCGCGGCATAAACTCTGCGTTTCAATCAGTTGGACCGTATTCTTTGCGCAGCCGGCTCCAAGCCCCATCACGAGGGATAGAACGGCGAATTTTACGAACGTCTTCATTGCGTCGTTTCCCTGCTTCTTTCGACGCATCTACAAGTTCACGTTTGCCTTCTTCGCGGTGGCGGTTGGCTCTGGAGTGGTCCCAGAACAGAACGCCCGCGCCGATGGCAGCGATCACGCCCATCATGATGCCGCGCCGGGCAATCCATCCGGTGATGAGCGTCCAGATCATTCGACCGTCTCCGGCTCTTTCATCATGGTTTTCGCGGCGATGAAGACTGAGAGGCACGCCAGGCCAGCCATCACGGGCGCCAGACTGATGCCGGTAGCTTGAACCATGCTGCCGACCGCTGAAAAGCCCATGAACTCGTTGCCGGCACTAGTTAGCAGATTGCCAAGCCCTTCGAGCTTATCGGCGAACCACGCGCCGATGGACGTTGCGAGCGCGAGCGGGGCGGAATACCACGGAACCTTGATGGGCTTTGTAGCCGGTGCCTTGGGCGTTACCACGGGCATATCGACGGGCACGGGGATGATGGCGTTGTCGCCGAACATAGCGGCCTCAGCCTTCCGCCTGCGCACAAGACCCGCATATTTGACCTTCGGGCCGCCCGCCCCCTTGCTGGCATAGACCCATTTCAGGAATTCAGCCTCGGCGCCCGCGTAGTCGCCCCGGTTCAGTTTGCGAAGGAGGGTAGAGCGTTCGAACGCGCCGGCGCCGAGGTTGTAAACGAAACTCACCAATGCATCGTGTTGGTGCTGGTCGAGTTCCACTGTAACGAGGCGCTGCACCGTCGATGCGCAGCCTTGAACTTCTGAAAGCAACGCTTCCTCTGCCTCTTCGCGCGACCAGCGCATGCCGAGCTTAACGCCGTGGATTGAGCCCCAGCCGATGGTTGGCACGCCTGCCACGTCCAGATAGGCCGTGCAGGAACCGTCTGGCTGCTTGGTGTGATAGCCTTCGAAGTGCTTGATAAGGTCAAGGCCGGCTTGGCTGATCGGAAGCAGGTGATGCGCCTGTGGCGGGGCGTCTGAGACCGATGCAGCGTGATAGATTTCATGGTGCATCACGCTGCCTTTCCCTCATCGACGTCCGTCTCAAGGGCCTGCATAGCGGCGTGCAGCTTCGAGGCCAATTTCATGACCTTCACGTTATTATCGGTGATGTACTCCGCTAGCTGAGCGTGCGCGTTTTCGATGTCGGTCTGTCGCTTCTCGACCGAAGTCTCAACTTCTTTGATGTACTCCCCGAACGATTGCATCAAAGACGCCAGCCGGCTGATCTTGGCGCTCTCTGGGTCTTGCTGCGTCGTGAGGCTGGTCGATTTCTTCTCGACGGATACGACGCGGCTACGCAAGTCACCTAGCGCCGCATTGACCCGCTTTTCGACGAGGGTGTTGACCTTGCTGTTGAAGGCGTCGTCGAACTGGCGGATTGTGTCTTCGGAAACTGTGGGGCGGGCTTCGAGTTCAGCCAAACGCGCTTCGGCTTCGGTCAGCTTGGCTTCGAGTTGCTGGCACCGCTTAGCAAGGAACAGGCCCTGATCATCGCCGAGTGTTTCACGTGAAACATCGCCGGCCGCGGCTTGGCGCGCGGCGTCCACGAGGGCGTCAAGATCAACGTGGAAGTGCTGGCCCTTTTCTGGGTCGTCGTCTCGGTAAGGAACGGCAACGACGCGATGGCGGGCGGGGTCAAATTTGGCCATGATGCGTGTCCTGTGGTGTGATACGCATCACTTGGAAGTTCGTTACCTGATTTGACTACAGAAATCCATGGCTCGGCAGGCTTCTGGCCGCCAAGAACGCATCAACGTCGCTTTTGCGAAACAGTTGCACGCCGTCCAGCTCGTAGTAGGGCAGTTCGCCGCCCGCGAGTGACCCCGGCGTGCCGTTGTCTTTGACGTACTTGGCAATCTTGGAGCGTTCCCATTCCTTTACGTCGTCAGGGTCAGCAGGAACCTCGTCGAGGCGGTCCCAATTGAAGAACTCTGAGTGGACCCGCATGATGGCCACGAAGCCTGAGACGTAGCTCGGCGGCGTGATCTCGTTGCCGTCTTGGTCGTAAGTGCCAGCCGCCGTCATGACCTGACCATTGCCGCCCCATGGCGACCATTCGAGGCCGGGGCGGATTTGGTTGCGGGTGCCGCCTTCGCCATCGTCTACCTCTTCAACGAGCGGACGAGCCGGTGGGTTGACTTTGCCCCAGGTGACTAGGGCAGCGCGTGAGGTTGCGCGGAGTACAAGGTCGATCATGATGTTGCGCTTTCGATGCCTGTGTCGCCTAGGTCAACGTCCCATTGGCGGAAGAGGGCGAAGGTTCCAAAGAAATCGCCGCCGGTTCCTGCATCAGTCGGGCCGAGTTTAAAGTCGGCGCTTGATGGCATCGTGCTTGATGATGTGTCTGCGGTTAAGGCCGTGCCATCAACTGCAAGATTAAGGTCTGATGCGGTTATTCTAACGGCTAAATTAAATGGGTCGTTGATACCTTCAGTAAGAGAGCCTGAAGGTTGCTGCACTGATTTCAGTACTGGCTCTCTCAACACTCTATACGCGCCACTGCCTCCAGACGCTCCTGTATCATTTATAAGCCACAAGTAATCATTTGCGTTTGTAATCATTGACCATATAATATGTCCCGCATTTGTTGCGCTTGTTGACGTGTTTGAGTCGTTATCATCCCAACTATATTCCCCTTGCGCGTGGAACGACATTGCCGTGGCGCTATACGCCATATTCGCCGCAGCAATCGTCAGCGTCTCAGCAGATCGTGTAGCAGTTGCGCCACTCGTAGGAATGTAGCTGGAGGGGGTGGAGCCAAGTTCAATGTTGACAAAGCCGGCATAGAATGACTCCGTTCCAGCACCGGCATATGCCTCGGTTCCATCCGTAGAAGTGAGGGCCGGCGTTGCGCCGCTATGCGTTTGTATGGCAAAGATCGTCGATGCTGCCGTGAGCGTGGCGGTGAGGCTGATCCGATAAAGACCACTAGCAACCAGTTCGATTTCACCGCCTACAATAGCCGTTGTGCCGCTGCCGTCCGATTCCTGAGTGACCGTCCCTGCCGTCAGGTTGAAAACAGCAACAGCCCACTCGTTCGCTGACGTGTAGAACCGCAGGCCAACATATTGTTGATCTACATCATCGACGTAGACCGATCCCGTCCAATTGGCTGCCGTTCCTGTGAACGTAAAATTAGTGTCGTGATGTTCGTTGGTCGTGTCGGTGATGGCAAGTTCATCAAGCGACGTGTTGCCATCCGGTCCCGTGCCTTGGTTCGACGTTCTCGTTATCGAGTCTGTGTTGGCGATTGCCCATGTCGTCGTTAGGTCGCTGGACTGCGTGCAACTATTCGTCCGCGCCTCAGACTCAACCGTGATCCCCTTGTTGACGTATGACGTCCCGTTGTAACGGTAGGAGTTGCGGCGGGGGAGGTAGACTGCTGAGGATGTGGTCGGGACGTAGCTGTCGCCACGGTCAGGGTTATCGACCATGCCGCCTAGGTCGGAGCGGTAGACGTGCGGTCCGTAAATTGTTGCAGAGTCTCCAATACTGCAACTTAATGCGCCGTCGCCTGTAACAACGTATATGTAACTTGGCGTGCCAGGAGCTGCGGTCGTAAAGGTCAACGTACAGAAACGCCAAGAATCTCCAGCGTCAACAATGGTCGCAGAAATTGCTCCAACCGTTCCTGTTGTAATGTTTGCCAAATCAAAATAGGTTTGCGTTGCGGCGGTTCCAGCTGCGCGAGCCGAAATCCAATTTGTTGTTCCCGCTTTTGCCCAAAACGCCATCGTATAATTTACGTCAGCTACTGGTGTAACATTAGCGAAGCTAACAGCTTCAAATGATGTGTCACCTGCCGTTACAAGAACAGCGTTTGTTCCTCCGTCAGGGTCAGATTGTCCCGTCGTCAGCGACGACGAGCCAAAAGCAGACGCACCAGAATCATCAGAGTTTGTTATAAGATTATGCGGCGCCCACTTCAGGTTCCCATCCGAGTCAATCATCGTCTTATTAGACGCACCCGTATAGGTAAACATCGAGTCAAAGTCGCTGTCGATGCCGCCAACGCGGTAGTATTCACCAGACCCGCCAACGCCTGAGAAGTCCGCCACGGTGTCGGGATCGTTGCCGCCGACGGCGTAGGAGAAGACGGCGCCAGCATCCACGCCAGCGGCCGCCAACATTGCGCGATAAGAAACACCAATAGGCATTATTGCATATCCAATCCAGCAGCGAACCCGTACCAAGTCGTGCCCGCGTCGGTTGTCAGGAAGGTGAGAACGTCTACGCCAGCAGCCGTCAGTGTCGGCGCCGTACCACCCGCCCAATCCACGGAAGCAGGCCAGTTGACTGTCTGAGAGCCCCCGTTGGTCAGGATCAGCGTAAACGAGCCAGCAGAGCCCGAAGCTGGCGGGTTGCTAAAGGTGAACGTCGTCGTGGACGTGTCCACCGTCGCCGTGACCACGTTGCCGCTTTCAAGGTCAATGTCCTGCGTGCCACCGCCGATCGCGCCGATCGCGTTGACCGTCTCAGACACGTCTTGCAGTTTCGGCTGGTCAATGATGTTGTCGGCCGCCGACATCGTGCCTGAGAGCGTTGAGGCGGCGATCGTCTTGTTGGTCAGCGTCTCGGTGCCGGCAAGGGTCGCAAATGACCCATCAGTCAGAGCCGTATTGAACTGCGCCGTCGTGCCCGAAACCGTGTTAGACCCAAGCGCGATAGTCTTATTCGTTAGCGTCTCAGTGCCCGCCTGTGTTGCAAACGAACCGTCTGAAAGCGCCGTGTTGAACTGGGCCGTAGTTCCGGAAACGGTATTAGAACCCAGCGCAATCGTCTTGTTCGTAAACGTCGCCGTGCGCGCGTCTTGGAACGCTACAAGGTTATCGACGGTGATCTTTTTTGACGCTGGCGTGCCTGCTGGGTCGTCGATGATCGTCAGCAGGTCGCCACTCGTCGGCGTGGCGTTCAGCTCGGTCAGTGCTGATATTTTGGTGTCGGCCATGTCGGTCCCCTTAGAAGTCGATCAGATATTTGTCGCCGGACTCCAGCAACAAGAAGTCACCGGCTTCGATGAGGTACGCATCACCCGCGCTGAAGGTAATCAGCGCGAGATCATCAAGAGAACTCCAACCACTCACGCCCTTGTCGGCGGCATAAGCGGCCATGGCGCCCACCACGTTGGTGTAGGACGTTCCCAAAGCTGTATTGATCCAGGTCAACATGCGCTCGTTGAACGTGCCAGCGGCAACGCCTTGATCGTCCCAATAGGCATGCCAGTCGCTCGCGGTAGAGCGCGCCGTGGCGGTCTGATCGCGCAAATCTTGATGGCGGGCTTCTTGGTTCGTCGTCATGTCGCTGCCGTTGCCCCCGTATCAACTGCGATCCAGTTTGAACCGTCATAGAAGACCAAGCAGCCCGTTCCTAAGCCGGCGCCTTCGCCGTTTTTGCGCGCGTCTGAGGCATACGCAATCATGCCCTCGGCGGGCGTCGGAAGGCTAGCCAGCGCCGTTGGCGTTAACGTCATGGTCACCACGCCAGAGAGCGCGCCGGTGTCGTCGCATGTTACAGCAGAGCCTTGCGCTTTCTTGGTGTCTGTTCCATCTGTGCGCACTAGGCGGTTGTCTGTCGCGCCAAGCCCGCCGGTGTAGACGCTTTCGGTCAGTGCAGCTTCAAGATCGGTGAGCGTCGTGTTCCAGTCATCGGGGTCGATCGCTTCGCCTTGCACCGCTGGGTTGAAGCCATTGCTAGGCGCGGTATAAGTGCCAGAAGAGCGGGCCATTTATCAGTCTCCCAAAAGTTTCACGTCGGCTCTGGCTTCGGTGACTTGATACTGAGGCGGGGCCGGCGCGGGACGATCCATTCTCTTCACGATCTCGTTGCGCATACTCTCGGTTGCGGCCTGATTGCCCCGCACACTCCGCGAGGTTTCAACACTAAGCAACGGCATCCAGGCGATGGCACATTGCCAATCATCAACCTCTTCACCGGATTGAGGGTTTTTGCCGCGCACTTGCACCCACCACGGACACTTGTGGCAAACCTCGGAGCAATCCTGCTTATGCAGCGGGCAGATCAGACCTTCTTCGCCGCGTGGTATCTTGCGCCCCATGTTAGTCCTTTACTGCAGACAAGAAGTTTGCGTAAGACACGTCAAAGTCCATCGCAGTGCCGGACCCGCCCAACGGGACGGTGTGGGTGTGGGCGCCATTTGACGATGTGCCACCCACGGTTGCGGCCGTAGCTGAACCAGCCGCATCATATGAAAAGTCGCTCGCCTGTGGGCTGCGCCGCTGCATGATGTTTGATGACGACAAGGTTGCGCTACCCGTCTCATCCGTATTCGCGATGTAGTGAGAATGTGCACCGTCGCTGGCTGCTGTGAGGTTGACGTTGGGCAGGTTGGCCTGTGTGATCGTGCGCGCACCAAAAACACTGCTGAATGCCGTCGAACCGCCGATTGTTCCGCCGCCTGTGTTGACCACCCTGATGGCGAGGTCATTCAATCCGCCAGCGGTCCATCCGGTTGGCGCCGATGACTCGTAAAACAGCATTTCCGTCCCAGATGCGAAGGCGTCATAGTTTTCACCTGAAGCCGTAAGGGCTCCACCTTCCCAGCCATTGGATGTGAATTTGCCAACTGATGACCCACCAACAGAGACGCCAAGCTGGTTAGCGCCGGCGCGGAAAACCCCTGTATCGGTATCGGTCGAGAAAATCACGCCCGGCGCGGCAGCGGTGCCAGCGGTCACCTTGAGCTGGCCCGTCATGGCGGCCTGGCCGTCGCGGGGCAGCGAGTTTGTAACTTCAGACGCGAAATCCGTAAAGTTCGCGTTCATTTCGCTGGACGAGATCGTGGTGCCACTCGAAAACGAGTTGGTCACCGACATCGTGCCTGATCCGTTACGGGGCATGCGTCCTATCTCCCTTGCATCATCAGAGCACGGCCAAGGCGCGTTGCTTCATCATATTCATCTTTGTTGGCTTGCGCAGGCAGAACGCCAAGCGTTCGATACGTCGACCCCATGTTTGGCGGAGCAACCGGAATTCGTGGGTCAAAGTTAGTCAGGCCCATCAGGCCGCGCGCAGCCAACCCAGGGGCAACAGCCCCTCCGGCAGCGCCAACAATGCCCCCAACGGGGCCGGCCACCATCGTGCCAAGGGCGGCACCACCTGATCCTGCACCAAGCGAAAATGGGTTGTTCAAGATATTGATGTATTGAGCACGTTCGGCCGTGCCTGAAGATGGCAACGGCGTCATCACCTCATCACCAGCGCGCGCCAATCGGCCAAGATCGTTCTTGCCGCGCACCAGATCACGCTTGCCCTGTTTTTTGACGGCAGCGCGCAACTTTGCCGGCGTGATCAATCCTTGCGATCCCGGAACCGCCGCTGAATTTGCCACCGCGTCTTCAAGAGCAATCATGTTGCGATAACGTGTGTTCAAATTGCGCATATCTTTTTTCAAAGCAGCGGCGGCTTGATCGCCGCCGCGCCGCTTGGCTTGGGCAACGATGTTCTCCTGAATCATTTCAATCATGTCGCCGATGGCGCGCTGTGCATCGGGATCATTGGTCATGCCGCGCGACTGACGTTTAAGGTTGCTCAAATAGCGCGCAGCATCATCGCCAATCATTGTTCCTTTGCTGTATAGCTCGTCAGCCAATTCTGAAATCATCGGCCGAACGGCACCGGCTTGCGTTCCGCGTGTGTATTCGTTGGCGCGCGCCCTGATTCTCGTCAAAAGCGTTTTGTCAGGGTAAATCGTCATGCGTGGTGCGAGCTTTTTATACGAATCTGAAAAAGCCGCGAAGCCAGCATCCATCACTTCATCTGTGGCTCGGCTCGCGTTAATTCCTCGCTTCTCTAGGTCTTTCATCAAGCGCGGCGTCAATGCCCGCTTAAGCGCAGCGCGAGTGAATTGTTCGGCGGCCTGATCCTGCATCCGGCTGGCAACTTGACCGCTGAAAGGTATCTGGTTGGCGGCATCTTCGAACCGGCGCAGCCTTTCGCTGCCAATCTTCTGGCCCCGCGTTAACGCTGTGACGCCCTCGTTTTGAAGCGTCTTGACGTTTTTGGACCGTATGGCGTTGGCGGGCGCTCGCATAGCAACAGAGGGTGCCAAAGAGCCGGCGACGGCACCGGCAACACGCGCGGCACCTTCATATCCCGTGCCTTCTGCGAGCTGTCCGGCGCCTTCCGATGCGACCGCTGGCACTGCAACACGGGCAGCGCGGGCGGCAAGTCCGCCAGGCCCACCAATCGCAGCCGGGGCAAACTCGCCAATGGTGCGCGCATATTGCCCTGCCGTAGTCTTGGGTTCATAGAATTCGCCCGTATAGCCCTCAACAGCGCGCTTATAGTCGTTATAGTCAGGAATAAACGTTTCGGGATCGACAACGTTGCCTTTGTAGCCGAGTGCCCCTGCCCCCCAATTAATGCCTGCCCGGCCCAACGCTTCAAGGTTTCCAGGCATAGACGCAACACCTAAGGCCCCTTGGGCCAAGCCAATACCGGCAGACTTAGCAACGTCTTCAACAATTTCGCCTGTTGTTGGATCAACTTGCGCGGGCGCAGGTTGAGCCATTTGCGCGAACTGCTGTTGCGCGTATTGCATCACTTCGTCTTCACTTGCGCCATCTGGGGCAGTGATTTCGAACTTTGACCCATCTGGCGCTGTAATTTCGTATTTGGCCATCAGTCAAGTTTCCTCATGCCCCAACCGCTGCCGCCAATGCCTTGCTGCCCAAAATTCAGGCGCTGGTTAGCGGTTGGCGGTGGTTCCGGCTGCGGTGCCTGATAGCCTTCATCACCTTGCGCGAATGGAGACGGTACATTTTCGGCGCCAAACGCTTTGACGTCGCGCTCCCACGCCCGTCGCCGCGCCTCTGCGCCCTCTTTCTTGATCTGGCGAATGCGCTTAAGAGCCGACTTGAACTGTCCCAAGCTCTGCGCTTGGTCAAGCGCAACTTGGGCGCGCGTAAGAAGATCAAGCTCGCGCTGCGAAACGGCACCAAGAGCGCCACCCGTTGGTGAATTGGCTCGCATGTCCTGAAGTTCAGCAAAGCCAAGGTTAGCTTTAATCTGGTCAAGCTCAATTGCAAGATCACTTGCCGGCGACCCTGCAATGTAAGCCCCAAGCGTTCCTTTAAAGCCCGTTGTCCAAGGCGAAGCTAGGCGTTCAAGGTTATCAAGGGTGCGGAACACGTTGGCATCGCTGCGCTCAGCGGCTTCAATGGCGGAAGCCGCCTTAGACAAGCCCTGACGGCCCTTGACTTCAAACTCGCGGTCCATAACGGCTTGCTTTTTATCTGCCGCCGCGCGCCCGCTTAAACCGGCTGGCGTGAGTTCATCCTGTAGCGGGCTTATCTTGCGCGTCCCATCGTCAGCAAACTGAACTGTGTAATATTGGCCCGTTCGTGGGTCTTGGAAAATTGCACCCGTTTTGCCAAAGCGCGGATCGCCTGAATTGGCTTCGGCGGCAGCGCGCTGCGCCTTTTCGATCTTTGCTTGCAGCAACTGCCGTTCCAGCGGGGCGTTGGCTTTGGCTTGCTCCCTCTGAAACTGTTGGAACTCGCGCTGCGGCCGCTGCATCTCATAGCGCATCGCCATGTCACGCGAACGCGGGTTCATCATGGCGGTGTTCTCTTCACCGCGAAGCATGGCGGCCAGTTGGGCGTTGGCGTCGGCTTGGGTTGCTTGGTTGCGTTCGCGGGCCTGGCCCGACTGATAGCCGCTCAGACCCATACCAAGAGCACCGGCAAGTGCCTGCGTCCAGTGGCGAGGCGCTTGAAGCTGGCCTTGTGCAAAGCGATCCGTTGCCTGAGCCTCGCGCAGCAATTGCGCATAGTCTTCAGGAGACAGGAAGTTGGTTCCCGCACTTGGAGCCCGCGCCATTAGAAGATGCCTCCGGTGAACGCCTTCAATCCAAGCCCCGCAAGTCCGCCGATACCGCCAAGCATTCCTTGCTGATTAGCAAGCTGTGACTGGTAGTTGGACTGCATAATTTGCGGCATGTTTGGCGTGATGCCTGTCGATATCGCCTGAACCGGACCAACGCCCGGATTGAGCACTTGGTTTGCAAGAGCAATACCCGGCTGTGTCAGGCCCGCCATTTCGCCGACTTGGGCTTGGCGGTTACCCATGCGCTGCGTGTAGTCTTGATTTTGCGCCTGGAACATTGCCGCATTCAGGGCTTCGTTTTCACTCAAACGCTGATCACGCATAGCGCGACGAAATCCTTCGCTGTTCGGATCAAGCCCTTGATTGCGCAGTCTGTTTTCAAGACCCGCCCGCTGCTCTTCAAAGCGTGGTGTAAGGTTGGCCGTCAAAGACTGATAAGCGCGGTCATAGTTTGCGCTTGGCCCAAAATCCATTGGGTTGTTCAGGAAGTTCTGCGCTTGGTTGAAGTACTGGTTGCCAAGGCCAGCCAAGCCGCTGGCATATTGCTGGCCCGTCTCGCCAAGTTCGGTGGTCTTCGTGAATAGAGGGTTGCCCCACTGGTCCTTCCCGCGCTCGCGCCACGTCTCAGACCCGCCAAACGGGTCGTACTGGTCCGGCCGCATATACGCACTCTGAATACGCGCCGTGTCGCGGTTAACGGCCATCTGCGCATTTGCTTGCGATTGAGGACTTGGCGGCTTAGGCGGCGATAGAAAGCCCATGGTCGATCCACTTGCAGGTTTGCGGTTGCATCACAAAGGCGAGGCCATCGTCGCCCGGCCCGTAATAATCACGGCGCACACCTTCGAACCGAAAGCCCAACAAGTTCGGAGCGTGCTTTTTCATAACCTTATTCGTCCGGCGTGTCACCAATTCGCACCGACTCGCGCCCAAATGGCCAAAGATGAATGCAAACGTGTCACGGATTGCTTGACGGGTGACAGCATTTTCGCATTCAAGCCCGATTTGGACGCCAGCGGCGCTGGTCTGAACAATCGTAACCGCACCAATAGCGCGGCCGTCGTCGTCAACCAATCCAATCACCCAATAACGTCCATAGGGCACAGAGCCTTCGGGGTCGCGCTCCGCAGCCCATTCAAGGAACGTCTGATCATGGCCAAACACCAGATGCGTGCTCAATAGTAGTCCCCCGTCTCATACGTCAGCACAAAACCGTTGATCTGGACGATCTGTTCAACGCTGAAATCATCCGTTGACCAAGCGTCGCCCCAAGTCTCAACACCCCAATGCGCCGCGTCGGACACTGACTCGCCGCCGGTCTGCGCCCGAAAGCGAACCGCACCGAACTTGCCGAGCGCCGGTGCGGATGTCCAATCGTTGATCTGCGTGGCGTCCTGGGACCAGATTGAACTATCCCAAGTTGCCGTGTCCCAGATGCCCGAATTTTCAAACGTCGTGATGGATTGGGACGAAAGAGACGCGGCGCTTTGGAAGTCGGTCGAGATGCCAAGCTGCGGGAATATGTTGTCAGTTGAGATGACGAGCGGCTGCAACGCTGTCCACCGCTTGGAGCGGCCGGGGTCTTTGTAGGGGTTATAAGCCGTTTCGCCGATTGCCGTGATGACCTGATCCACGTCGGCCGAGCCCGTATCGGCCTGGTACACATCGCCCGCCATGCCGCCAAAATAGATGTCGTCATTGTAATTGACCCAACACGCAGCATCTTGGCCTGTAAACCGGCACCAAGCGCCCGTCAGCGTGTTCATAACGTACTGTTGGCCTGACACGAATTCGCTCGTTGGCACGTTTAAAATCAACTGTGTGCCTTTCGGATAAACACACAATTGCCATCCCTGATTCGTACCGTAGGATCGTGCCGCCGATGTCATCGCGTTGGTAATGCGTTGCGTAATCGCGAGGCGTTGTTGAGATGACGTATCGACGGCCAATATTGAGGACAGCGCATAAACGCCCTCGACGGTGATCACGAGTAGATCGTTTCCCCAGCGTTCAAAGCATCTGCGTCCAATCGGGGCCGCAATATCAAACACGCCGATCAGCGACCATGTAACCGCGCTGTCGGGATCGGTGCCTTGATAGATCGCCAACTGGCCGCGCGACGATATGAATACTGCGTAATCGTCCGCGCCACTTCCCCCGTCCCGCGTCCACGTCGCCATGGCCATCAGGTAGCCACCACGGTCGAAATTGCTGCCAAGCTCGAACTCGGTGGCGGCACCCGCGATCGCATCCGTGGCCAGATAGGCGGCCTTCGTCGAGTCCTTGATCGTGAACCAAATGCGCTTTTTATGGACGTTGATATGCACGGCATTGGATGCCGTGATGCCCGAGATCGACGGCGTGGCCCATGTTGTGCCGTTGTAATGGCGCGGCGCGTCTGACCCATTGACAAAATAGAGATAGTTCGCGCCCGCGTTCGTGAAGTTGACCCATTGCAGATAAGGCTCATTGAGCGAGCTGACGACTTCGGTGGTTGATTGCCCCCGCGTTGTCACATCAAACACCGCATCAACGGAAGCGGCAAACAGCTTTGACGATGATTTGCCTTGCCAAACCATCAGCGTCTCAACCGGGCCAGCGTTGTCCGCTAAGTCCCAAGCGTGATAGCGATGGCCCCGGCGCACTTCGACGTAGCCCGGACGCGGAAACCAGTTATCGAGCTGGACGGCATGATCATCGGGCATGGCGGCCAACGGGCTGACCGCATCCCAGCCGCCGACCGGCGCGGGCACGGTCGCTTGGCGCACTACCTGCTGGCGATTGCGGTTCGCTCGTAATGGTGCGCGCATCAACATGCTTTAGCTCTCCGTATAAACCAGAAGTTTACCCTGGTTTGCAAATACAATGCCTGATTGACAGGTGTACCTTAGCCGCGTGAGTTCTGCGCCAAGAGACACACGACCAACACCAACACGGGTCACTTCGCTGTTTTGGGTGGATGTGCTTTTGTAGACCCATTCATGGCTCGAACTTACACGTTCTAGATCGACAATGCCGTGAGACGTGCCGCCGGTGTCCATATCTTGCGCGATTAAGAAACCAATGGACGCGCTAATCTCAATATTGTTCACCGCAACAAGTGCTGAATTATATCCAGACGTCACCCAACCTGAAGAAGTTCCAAGCTGAACCAAAAGTTCAGCGTTGTTTGTGTCGGCTGTGATGCCATCAAACACCAATCTCATCCGATATGTGCCCGATGAGAGGCTTGTAAACTCAGCCGTTTGAGCGGCCGCTGGTGTTTTTGGGTTGTCTGGATGCGCAGTTAAGCCGCCGCCGCTGCTTAACCCATCTAGGAACGTGTCGAGCTGGCGCGGGTCAGTTTCATCCCGGTTGGGATAATGCACCATATTGACCGTGCGTTGTTCAGGCGTGCTTGTCATAGCGTCCAATTGCTTTCAGGCGTGAACGGGTCAAACACGGTTGACGTGCCCTGATCCGTCTCAAGGTCCAAGAACCGCATTCCGCCGTTGTTCGCGAGACGCTGCGTCAACTCCATCTCGTAAGTGCGGAAAGCTTCTGAATAGTCCATGCCCTTTTCACGCAGGAACCGCCATTTGACGCCAAGGCCCATCAGGCATTCGCACAAGATGCCAACGTCGTCGTCGGCCTGCCAGGCGGCGTATTCGGTGTCGCCGGCGGCGTTGGTCAGCCAGTTAAGAGACACATACTCAAACGCCCATGTCTCGCCGGCGGTCGGCACGGGCTGACACAGGAATGAATCGCCCCTAATGCGAAAGCTGTCCCAAACCGACTGATAAAGGTTTGTCTTGAGGGCCTGCCAGCGTTGCGGCGTGAGCGGCCCGGCGACCTTACGGCCTTGATCCCGGTTCCAGACGCTCCCCTCGATCAGGCGATCAAAGTCCGACGGCAGCACGTTGGATTGTTCTTCTGTCGCCGTCGTCGTGAATGTTGTCTCTTTGGTAAGCTCTTGCCAATAGCCCCGGCGGGCCAGTTCCCGGCCCTCGGCGTTGGCAAGGCCGAAAAGTTGGCGCACCTGAGTGTCAGACGTCCCAATCACCTGATTGGGGCGCGGCAAGCCGATCTCATCGGCGACCTGTTGGATCATCGAAAGCAGACTCACCGCGCTCTCCTATCAAGCTGCGTTGTCGGGGATGTCGAGCGTTTCGCTCTCTTCCTTGCGCGGCCGACCTGGGCCACGCTTGGGCTTTTCTTCAAGCGCCGCCAGCTTGGCTTCAAGCTCGGCGATGCGGTCCGTTTCTGCCTTGCGGGTCTTGGACTCAACCAGCAGCTTGGCGGCTTTCCACATGGCGAGATATCCCGCCCCGAATCCGCGCGCCGTCTGCTCATCGAGGGCGGCAAACTCTTCCGCCGTGCGCACCATGTTGTAGCGCAGCACAACCGCCGCATCGCGATCGACGCCGGGCACCTCGCGGATCGGCGTGCCTTCAACTGGCTCGTCGCTCCGCTTGCCGGCCTGCTTCTGGTACAGTTCCCATTCTTTCGGGAAGCGGTTAATCACGTCCGGCTTGACCTTATAGATGATGTCAGACGGGTCGCCGACGATCTTCACCTGGCAGACTTCATAGCCAAGGTCTTCGTCGAAGAAGAACGTGGCGCGGAGCCGCCCCGGCCCCTCCAAGTCCCTAAGTGCTTGTTGATCCATAATGTCCCCCTCTTAGGTTGAATACGGTGATGCTTCGGAAAGCACCAGTGACGTTCCATTATCGGTGATGACACGGGCGCGGAACGTGGCGCCTGCGTTGGTGCTCGACGTGATCGCGATCTGGACGTTCACGCGATCTTCGGCTTTTACGCCGGTCGATGTGTAAGACGAGATGGTTGCCGATCCGCTGGTTGCGGTGCCGCTGCCAAGCTTGATCGGGCCTTTGTAGACGTCGCAGGTAGCCATTAGGTGTGCTCCGTGATGAAGATGCCGTTGCCGCGATATTCGACAACATCGAAATGATGGGCGAGTTCTTCAGCCCACCAAATATGATCATGAACGCTGAGGTGTAACGGGGTGCCGATCAGAGCCGGGCCATGGCCGTCCAGATCGAACTCGATACGCCACAAGACGCCTTTGCTGCAGGCATTGGCGATGTTTTCAATGACGCTGGAAACATCGCCCGGCGGTATGTGCTCCATCACGTCGCAACAATACCCGTGTTCGGCCGAAATTGGCAGGGGTTTTGACAGGTCTGCTTTGGTGAATGGCAAACTCATGGCCGATTGATCACGCGAGTTTTCCACGAAGTCGATCAAGTGGACGTTGTGGCCCATCTCGGTGAGTTTCACGGCAGCGCGGCCAACACCGCAGCCAAGGTCCAGCACGTCCGCCTTGGGCGGCAGCCAGCCGTCAATGACGTGCGCAATGCGCTCGGCGGGTGAAACGATGCCATACTCAGAATGCGACCAAACGAGTTCGTATTTCTCGGCTTCCGTCATGGCGTCAGCCTTCTGCTTCATGCGCCAGCGTTCGGGCAGGATACCGTCGCCGTAGACGGTCAGCTTGGTGCCTAGCTTCTTCAGCTCTTCTTCAATGGTAAAAAAGAGCTGGTATTGCACGGCCATGGCGTAGCTCATCCAATAGGCGCGATTGCCAAGGCGCTTCTGGATGAGAGCTTCGCCGTTGTTCATGTCTTGAGGGTAGGCGTGGCGCTTTTCGCCATCCACGGACGTATCGAAGCCGAACACGTGCAGGTCGCGGTGACCCATGGCGTGCGCGAGGCAAAGCGCGCTGTTGCCGACGGAGGCGGCGCCGCCGATGAGCGTGTAGCCGCCAGCCTTGCGCCGTGGCGTTGGGAAGTGATCTTCGATGCCCGGTGAGTTAAGGTGCACCATCTCGGTGCGGGCTTCTGGCACCAAATTGAACAGTGCCGGGTGGCATTGCGAGGCGAGCGTGTAGTTGTGGGCGTCCGGGTCGATCAGGCTCGCGTTTTCGGGCCGCGCATCCATGATGAACTGGAAATCAACCTCGATGCCGCGCTCGGACAGGAATTTAGACGCACCATTGACGGCAATGACAACGTGATCCTCGGCCATTTCGCGGATCGCGGCAGTGTTGTCCGCCAGCGAGGGCCCGCCGCCGACGATGATGGCGCGTTCTTCAAACGCATCCCGGCAGGCAAACCACCGAATGCCACCCCGCGTTGCATTCACCGCGACGTTGTGATTGATGTCTTCCAGCGTGACGTTGCTCGTCACCGCAATCTGAAGCGGCGCCTCGGCGTGCGGGTTTTGCACTTCCACCATGTAATCGTATTCTGCCATGTCCCCTCCCCGTGAAGCGGCGGGACCAAAGCCCCGCCGCATTAGTGTTAGCTGACGTCAGCCGGTGCGTGCGGACGGTTGATCATGACGGAAACCGTCGTAACCGCCGATGCGCCCGAAGCGGCCGAAGCCACAACGGCACCGTTGACGATGAGGCCGGAGGCCACTGCAACAGCTTCGCCCGATGTGGCGCCGATCCCGGCATCCGCCGCGAATGACGTGGCCGAGGCTTTCGACACCGTGGCCAGGCCGCTGATCTGATACCAGCCATAGTAAGACGCCGTGCACGCCGCCATAGCGACCGCCAGCGGTTCAGACGGCGCCGCAATGGCGATCGACGACAGACCCGTCTGGAAAGACGAGTTGTACTCAACAATGTCGCCAACGCCGGTCGAGGCCACGCCCTGGAGATAGATGAACTCGGCGGCGCCGCCGCCATCATCATCGTGAGCGCAAATAATCGTACCAAGCGGCACCTTTTCCGTGGTGCTGATGTCCGTGATCGGCGGGTGGCCGACGTAGCCGGTGTCACTTCTAAAAGTCATAGCCGTGTCTCCTTCTAGATTGGCTTAGGCGGTGATAACGGCCTGAAGGCTGCGGTTGCTGACGGTCATGTTGCCGGCCAGAACGATCGGCATAACCATGGCGTCTTGGTTCACTGAGGACTTGTCGGGCAGCGGCTTCAGCCAACGCCCTTTGGCCGGACGCACGAACAGATAATCGGTGTTCAGCATGTACATCCGAGTGGCGGCACACTGATCGTCGAAGATGACCGGAACATTGCCTTTATACACCAAGTTCGTGAACCCGGCTCCGGCTTCGCTGTCCGACGTAAACCGCTGGTTGGCCAAGAGGCTGTCCCAATAGTGCGTGTAGTACGTCGTGCCGGCCACGATCATGTCAGGCATGTCAGAGCCACGAATGACGTTGAGCCATGCCGTGTTCATTGCCGTCTGAATGGTCGTGGCCGAGGCCGTCACCGACTCCGTAGAGAAGTCAAAGACATAGTTCCGCCACCACGAATACGTGCTGCCGGAGATGCCGCCAACGGTGTTTGTGTTGGTGTCAGCGACCAAGAGCTGAAGGCCACCGAACTCCTTACCGCCCGAGCCCGTGCCATCGGCATAGAGCGCAGTCGCGACCGTGTTCTTCAGCGACCGTTCCAGGTTAGTCATGCGGGCGCGGACGAGGTTGTGGATCGCTTCACGGCCCGAGTTCTGGACTTCTTCGAGGCCGTTGATGACCACGTTACCGGCGAGCTGCTTGTATGAAAAAGAAGCTGCCGTGAAGGTCTCGCTGGCCGAAATATCGAGCGTTTCTGCGCCCGCGTACCATTGCACCGTACCATTCTCGGCGAAGTCGATCTCTTGAACGATTTCACGGCCCGTGGCCGGCATCATGTTGCCCTTGCGCTCAATCTGACGAAGCAAGGCGTTATGGTTGGTGATGTTGTCGGCGATCCGTCCGCTATAACCCTGGAAGGTCGTCGTAATGATGTCCGAAAACGAACTGTTAGGCGTTGCCATTGTCTAGGCTCCTGATGTTAAAAGCCGGCTTGGTCCAAGGCAGCGTTGATTGCGTCGTCGATATTGGTCGACTCAACCCGGTGACCGTTTAGGGCGGGTTGTGGCGACTTTCTCAGCGGGGCAGCTCGTTTGGCCTTTTCAACAGCTTCACGCTGGCGAGCAACCGTAGACGCGGAACGCGCGGCGAGTTCGGCGGCGATGCGATCTTCGATCGGCTTCGCTGCTTTTTCATACGCGTCCTCAAGACTCTGAGCCTGGCCGGCCGCCATCAACTGACCCATCGCGCCCCTGACCATATCAAAATGAGGGTACTTCGGGCTACCGTCGGGATTGGATGCCGTGGCGAAACTCTGAATCTGCGACTGGAGTTGCTGCTGCTGAAACTGTTCAACTTGGGCTTCGAGATGTGCAATCCGACTCCGCTCTTGAGCAAGGCGGCTGTCACGGTCGTGAACCTCACGAAGCTGATCAAGATCAGCATCCCAAGGCACGGCCTGCGAAATATCGAGCGGAATCCCATATTGCTCCGCGATTTGACCGATCAACTGCATCTTTTGGTCAAGCGTGCCATAGGCGAGCGTGCGCTCGATCCCCGCATAGCCTCGAAGAGCTTGATCAGGGCTCAGATTTGAGGCGGCGAAAATCTCGCGAACTTCGTCGGCGGCTTGGACCAGATGATCAGCACGATTGCGGTATTCGCTGAACTCTTGGGCCGTTCGAGTGAGGGCGGCGTCCGACGCTGCCTTGAATTCCATCACAACTTGCTGTTGTTCCGGAGGCAGGGCGTTAAACCGCTCTCGGTGTTCGGGCTCCCAACCACGGAAGTGACCGTCGTCCCATGCGGGGCGTTCGGGTTCCTCGTCGGTTGCCTCATCAGAAGCCTCTAGCTCGGTGTCCTCGGGCTCTTCGCCCTCTGGAGCCGCTTCTACAGGCTCATCTTCTTCGGCTGGTTCTTCGTCGGCGTCTTTCGCCTTGAACCGACCGTTTTCGTCGCGCGCTGGGCCATCGTCAGCCGGTGCGGACTCAACCTCTGGGGTTAGTTCCGCATCATCGGCATCGTCGCCGTCGATCGCGCTGTAAATCATCTTGCTGAGGTCGTCGATCTGCTCCAGATCGCCCTCGTCGTTGCGTGTCGTAGGTTCGTCAGCCATTAGTCCCTCCCCGGTGGTCTCATGTCATTGCCGACCTGGCGCGTCCCCGTGCGCCGCTCGTATTCCCTTAGAGCGCGGCGGCCTGAGATGTGCGTGCCGTCCTGCGTCTCGAAGGGCGCGATGTCGGGCACGTACTGCATTCCAGGCGGTGGCGGTGCTTCGGCCTTTGGGACCAGCTTGCCGCCTCTCAGGACGTAGGTTTCGCGTGCCATCATTGTCCCCCTTGCAGATAGCGGATGAGTGCTTGGCGGTCGGCCTCGTCACGGGCGCGTTGTGCCATCTCGGCGCGGGCCATGTCGGTAACGCGCGGCGGCGATCCTGGCGGGCGTGGGCGGCCTTCAGCCTCAACCAAGGCGCGGCCGAGGTCCGTGACCGTGGGCGGCTGTCCGGGGCCGCGTGAATTCTTCTGCGCTAATATTTGACCCGGGGCAGCGGCTTGAGAGCGGTTGGCGGCGAGGATGTTGCCCTCATCAACGTCATAGTCCAGCCACGGCGGGCGGGCGCGGCGCTGTTCTGGTGTGAGATCGCGACGGGCTTCGACTGCTCTTGATAAAACCTCAGAACCAAGGCGATCGTATTCGTCATCTGTTAACTTTTGATACAGTCCTTGGCGCGCGAAGTCTTCCAACGGTTCAATTGCGTGATTGCCTTCGTGCAACATCGTTGTGCGAAGATCGTCGCGGTTTAAATCTTTCGCAAATCCGAGCCTGTTTTGATGAAACCAGCCGTCGTATCCAAGTCTTGGATTGAGCGCCTCGACATCCTTGTTAGCAACAGCAGGATAAGCAGCTTCAAGGTCGCGGTGCTGAAGGAAATATTTTAAATCAGCATCGGCGTCATCTGGCATTTTAGACCATTGCTCGCCAAATGTTTCGCCGCGCCTGCGAAGACGCGCTTTGCTATCGTCTATCTCAAAGCGCCATTTACCATCAGGCCCTTCAAACCATCCCGTTTGCGTCCAGATGCTTTCGCGTGGCGCGCCCTGTTCCTTCAACGCCTGGGCCATCTTGAGAGCGTCTAAGTCGGCGGTCTTGGCGCGTTGTCCAGCAAACATGCCAACCGCGTTCTTCGGCGCTTTGCCAACCGCCAGCCCACCAACAGCAGCCGATCCCGCCAGTCCTTCACCGCCACGTTGCAGCGCCTCTTGGCTCACGTAGCCTTCCGGCGCGTTGGGGTCTTGGGTGTAGCCGAGCGCATATGCCATCGCGTTGCCGGCATCCGCCATCGGCTGCGGAAACGCTGGACCGCCCACCACACGCCCATCAGGCAGGCGGTAGTTGGCCACCGGCAGCATTCCGCCGCGGGTGCCCTCAACGACTTCCGCGCCTTCCGGGGGCATCACATAGCCCATCAGCATTTCGGCGAGACTAGCCAAGGCCATCCACTCCGTATGTCCAGTTTTTGAGCAGTTGGGCGATCATCTGATCTTGTTGGCGCGGTTGTTGAGCCGGTGCTGGTGGCGGCGCCACTGTCTGCGCTCCGCGGAACGAACCAGCGGCCGGGCCTGCGTTAACACCCGTCTCTTGCGCGGCTCGAAACGATCCCGCAGCCGGTCCAGGCGGCTTTGGTGGCGGCACGTCGCCCGTGAACTCCATATGCCAGGGGTCTTGCTTGATCGGGAACGCCAGGCCGTACTGCCCCGCATTCTCACGCATCCAGCGCAGTGCATCCGGGCGGGGCTTGTAGAAGTCGATCGCGGTTGCTGCCTTGCCGTGATGCTTGCCACGCCCCCACGGCGCGAGCACGCCAGGCTTGCCGGTCATCGGATCGAGGCCATGCCGACGGGCGGCGGCCACCTGCTGATCCCAATTGCGACCCGTATCCGAGATCAGCAACTGATTGCGATACTCGGGCGGCATGTTCATGAGCATCCGCGCCAACGCCATCTTCATCGGGTCGGCGAGGTTGCCGTATCCCTGGCGGGCGTTCGCGTTCAGATGTTGCGTGATGTCGTATGGCAGCATCAGTTCGGCGGCCCCTCATCCCGCAGTTGTGCATCGGCAATCATGCGCTCGATGTCGAGGTTCGTTTTCATCGCGTCGGCTTGGGTCTTGGCCTGAATGCGCATCATGTCCGCCTCGGTGGCGGCCTGCGTCTTGGCCATGTCCATTTCAGCCTTGCGGGCGTCAATCTCAGCCTTCATCCGCATGGACTCGGCTTTCGCCTTCTCAGCCTCGACGGCGGGATCAGGCGGCGGCGGCTCGGGCGGCTGCTGCGCGGCCTGTTCAAGCGCCTGGCGCATCTCGTCTAACGAGTCCTCCATCTGCCGACCGCCCTTGAAGCCCCGGACGCCGAATTCAAGCATATCGAGGCCGAGCTTCTGCATCGGCGGGCCACCTACCTGAGCCAGCGGCAGGATCGCCTGCATGAAGGTCGCCATGCTCTGCAACAGTTCAACGCGGTCCTGCTTTTCCTGCGCCGCGTCCTCAAAAATCGTCGAATCCGTCTCAATGTCCACGTGATAGCTGCGCAGCCGGTCGTTGCGCATGATCTCCACCACTTGGTCGATCGTGAGCACGTCAGGCGGTGGCGGTGGCTGCTGGCCGGTCATCATGGCCTGCATCTGCATTTGAGCGTATTGCGCACTCACTTCCGCCGCCGTCGGCAGTTCTTCGCCAGTCATCTCCATCAGGATTTCAGGCTGGAGATGCTCGGCGATCAGTTCGGCCTTGATCCGCATCCCGTCCCTGATCCACCGCTGGACGTCTTGTTGGCGCTCTTTAATACGGGCCGAGCCGTATTGAGCTTTGATTGATTGCGCCGTCGCCGTCTCGCTGGCCTGGCTCTGACCGCGCATGATGTCTGAGATGCCGGTGACTTCATAAATCGTCTCGATCAACTGTTGGCGCTGCTCATAGAGGCCGGCAAGGACCGCAATGGCGGGCTGGAGGTCTTCGGTTTGGAAGGCGCCCTGGAACCCGCCGCCCTGAAGGAACGCCGCAAAGTTCTCAACCGGAATGAACTGGTTATCTGATGCCTTGGCGAGCCGGGCCAACTCCTTGACGGCAGCGTCATAGACACCACGCCGCTTCAACGCCTTGGTGAGCCTGCTGATGCGGTCCGTGATCTCGTCGAGGTCGTCAATCTGGTCTTCATACTCGACGATCGGGCTGCGCGGGACGAATGAGCAGTTGCTCCACACGCCTTGGATCGGCTCGGCCATCGGCCAGAAGTTTTCAAGCTGGTACGGGTCTTCGTCAACGCGCAGGATGTAGTTGTAGCCCTTGACGACCCACAACCTTTCTTTCTTGGGCTTGTGCCAAATCTCCCACACTTCCGCGCGCTTGAGGTCTTCGGGGATTTCCGAGTCTTTGTTGCCGAAACCGTCCGGCGCCCAATCAAGCGGGATGTCGTCGGCGTTTGGAATGTCCATGTCGCGGAGATCGGCGCGGGTGAAATGATGGCGGAAGCCAACCCACCAAACATCGGACCAGCTCTTGGCCTGAGAGTGCAGAAAGTCGCCGTAATAGACGTGCTCGTCCTTGATCATCTGGCGAACGATGATTTCGTTGCCCATGCCATCGTCACCGGTTTCTGCCTCGTAGCAGACCCGGACGATGCCCCGGCCACCAAGCGCCATGTCCTTGACGGCGCGGCGGTTCACCTTGTCGTGCTCGGTGGTGTCTTGAAGAAAGGACAGTGCCTTCTCCAGCATGTCGGCGATGGTGCGGGCGGTCTTGTCACCGGCGGCCGTAAACCGCTGGCGCACGTCGGGCTTGGCCTGGCGCGCGTAAAGCGCCGACATCACGGTTTCGGTGTTGGCGTAGACGATCTGAAAGCGGCGGGCCATCGCCTTGCGGTGGTGGCCTTCGCGATCGTTAAGGTAACGCTTTTCAAACTTTTGGCCCGTTTCCCAGAATTCCTTGTGTTCTTTCTCGGCGATCTGAATCTGTTGCAGCCAGAAACGGCTCGTGCGCGGCTTGGTCTGCGGGCGCTCGACCTCTTTAATATCAACGTCGGGGTTGTTCTTCTGGTCAGCCATCGACGTCCTCGAATTCCAAGTCTTCCATCATCTGATCAAACGTCATCGGCTTAAGCAGTTCCTTGATCGGGTCTGGTTTCTTGCGCGCCGGCTGGAGTTCGCGCCAGGCCATGGCGAGGTAGCGCATCGCGTCGGCGGTATGGCTGGTCCAATCGTGCAGCGGCTTGTCTCGGAACATGCCGCGATCCTCGACCTTTTCGGCGCGGTACTGGCGGAGCGCATCAAGGCCATAGTCGCAGCGGGTGCGGTCAAACCAACAGTGCGGCAGCGTCTCCCTGACGGCGTTGATGCCGTCTTCGACCTTATGGTTGGGGACGAGCCTGGGCGACAGACCAAGGCCGCGGAGGGTTTCAACCCTGGTCCGACCCGTCCCCAATTCTCTCACACGGGCGTCATGCGGTACCCAATCGTCGCCGGGTGTGTAGCCGCGCGCCTTGATGACCGCTGCATAATGGGGCAATCCCTGGCCGTGGGCCTCGTAGTGGTCGATTACTCGGATTTCGTTGCCAACGACCTGCCAGAACCAGATCGCCGTAGAGTCGCCAATACCCAAATCCCAGACCGTATGGACAGGCAGATCGGGATCGGGTGCCAGGTCGCAGATGCGGTTGTCTTCTGAGAGTTTGGCGAGCTGCGGGGCGTAGTAGGCGCCTTCAAAGACTTCACGGAAGCCGCCCTCCCAGACGTGATCATAAAGTTCAGGGCGGTCCAAACGATCGCGCTGGCGGGTGCGCTCAAGAATCGACGGGAACCATGGGTTATCACGCCAATTGCATTCGACGACCTTCACACGGTCGTCGGCGCGGCTTTCCCGAAAGCGCATGTGCGTGGCGCTGCGCTTGCTCTCGGGGTTCCACGTTACCCAAAGCTCGCTGTCTTCTTCGCGCAGCGTCGGGATGAGTTTCATCCACGCTTCATCCGTGACGGGTTCGGCCTCGTCTACCCATGCGAGCAGGATGCGGCTCTTAGACTTGATGCTGTCGATACTGCGATCCAAGCCCGTGAAGCTATAGTGGATGCGGCCGCTTCTGGTCCTGATGTAGCGTTCGCCGATGTCGAAGAATGGCGCGAGCCATGGCGTAGTGCGGATGGCGGCCTTGATCTCTTCAAGCGAGCTGTCTTCCAGGCTGTTCTGGAACTGGCGACCGCACAGGATCATGCCGTTCCGGCCCTGCATATCCCACATCCAGGCGCGCACCGCGGTCATGAGGGCGAAGGATCGTGTCTTACCGGAACCACGGCCACCATAGGCGGCGCGCACGTCGGCCTCTCCCTCGAAGATGGGGATGAGCTTAGGGACGATCTCAATGTCAATCGTCTGCGCCATTCGGTCCGGTCAAGCGAATGATGATGTCTTGGTTGAACTCAAACGGTAGATCAGGGTCGTTGGCGTGCTGGAGCGGGATCACACGACCGATGAGCCCGCAGAACGTCTTAGGGTCGTCCTTGGCGATCTTAAGCAGGTACTCTTCGCCGCCTGCGTTGTGCAGGGTGTTGACGATCATCTCTTTGACTTCACGCGGCACTAGGTTGGTGGCGCCTTTCTTTCGGCCGGCCCCTGGACGCTTGCCACCGCGCTTGAGCTTTGGCTTGGCCTCGTCCTTCATTTGATTTCCCCTAAATAATCAACTGTACACTGTTCACTTCCCAGGGCGGGGTTTGGGCTTTGGCTTGGGCTTCATGCCCTTTCGTGAGCCACAAGGCATCTTGTTATCCTTTCGTGAGCCAGTATGCGCCGGCGAGGTATGCCAGCGTGATATGGTCAACGGTGCGGATGGGGAGGGAGATGCCGAGCTTGGCGAGAATGGCGACGGCAAGCACGAAAAGCAGGGCAATAAGGATGCCCTGCCGTCCATACTTGATGATTTGCGCTAGCAGTCGGTCGACTGTCACGGCGCATTCCCCCGAACGATACGCCGCACTGCTATGGTTTTGTGTTATTCGTGCGTATTCGTCAAGGGCGTTTTTGCAACACTCTCAAGGATCGCTTCCGCTCCTGGTGTTTGCCTTCGTTGATGGCTCTGGCGACCGTCAGGATGTCGTCAGTGTCAAAATCGTTGATGACTTTACGCAGCGCCAATCTGAGGTCAGCATTTTCCTCATAGAGCCGATCGCGCTCTTCCATTGTGTCGGCGAGTTTGTCTCCGGTATCGCAAAGTGCGGTTCTAAGTTGTTCGGGGTCGTCATAGTTCATTGCGTGCTCCCATCGCAGGCGTTGTGTATACCTTTCTGTGCACCTCTTGAAATGCCTTGCTAACCTCTAGCAAAACCTCTCGAAGTTCTTTGATCTCTTCCTCCGCGTGCGCCATAGTTTCTTGCATTTCATCTATGACTTGGATGGTTTCTTCGGGCACGTCATCAAGGTTGGCGTTCCATCCTTTGACGCGCACACGTTCGATCACCTGAAGAATATCATCATGCCAGACGGCATCGAGCTTGCGTTTAAGTTCGGACCTCATGGCTCTAGGGCTCCCATCTTGGCGGCTATGTAGTCGGCGGCGATCTGTTGAATGGTCATGTCGCATGTGGTCCAGCTTGTGCCTGCGGCGTATTCGTTGACCTTGCCGCCGAAGATGACGTTGATCGTGACGCCGTTGGTGGCTGTGTGTGAGACGTTGAAAGCGTGCTTGGGCACCATGGTCTCTAGTTTTTGTTCGCATCTGAGGGCGAGCTGGCGGGTTGTGAGTTTCATTTGGCGCGTTCTTCCTTCAGTTTGCGTCTAAGTTTCTTGGCGACATCTCTGAGCCGTTCAACTTCCTTTTCAAGTTCAGTGCGTATGTCCCAATTGTCATCCAGTTGGTCCCTGAGTCTGATGACAAGCGGCCTGCCGTCGTATGTAAACTCACGGTGCGGGACGTATTGCCCGCAGTAGTGGGCGGCTTTGGTTTCGCGGTGATCAGGGTAGAGGCTACAAGTTCCGATCTCGTCGCCCCATGATTTCCAGTTTTGCGACCTGACGGCCCGGCTTGAGTTGGATTGCCAGTTGGCGCATTGATAGCAGCAGGTCATACGTCGTGCCCCTTTCTGCGCAGATACCGCTCAAATGCTTCGTTCATGATCTCGGTTACTGTGGTCTTCTGCTTGGCGGCTTCTGAATAGATGCCTTCTCGAATGCCTTCTGTGATGCGGCAGGCGATTGATCTGCTGCGGTGTTTTTCTTGATTTTTCTTTGGTCGTCCTGTTAACGCCATGCTGGACTCCTGTTGCTCACTTGACACAGAAACGCATAACGTAAAACTTTTTTCCTGTCAACGTGAATTTGTTATTGCAAACGTCAAACGTATTGCGTATATTCAAATCATCGGAAGCAAGGAGATGGGAAATGATGGCTTCGACAATCTTGGTGGTGCTCACCTGTATCGTACCGGTTCTGACAGTCGCTCTGGCGGCTCTGGCATGGGATGTCGAGCAATGAGCAATCACCACATGCATCCGACCATCGCTATGCGTTTAAAGTGGGTTGAGTCGTTACTGGCCCAAGGCTATTCGCTCAGTGAGGCGATTGAAATTGCTTGGAATGCCAAGTGGGATCAATGGCGAGGCTGGCATAGCGGTCAGTGATTGTAGCGGTGTCCCCATCCTTCGGGGTGGGGCATCCCCTGCAATCAAGCAGGAACTTAATCGGAGGTGGGACAATGATTGAGTGGAATACGGGCCATAAGCTGGCTCTGGTTGGCGGCGTTGGGGCGCTTGGAACCGATGTCGCTATGAACGTGATTAACCTTCACGACAAGACGGGGACGTACTTTGACCCGGCGATTGCTGCGGCGATTGTCGCGGGGTTTGTCACGGTGATCGCGGTGGGTTTGATCTCTCAGACTTGGCGCGAGCGCAAAGTGTTGTCGTGCGTGGGGGTGGTTGCTTTGCTGGCGACGGCAATGGCTTTCAGCTTCACGATGTCGATTGATCGCGTAACGCAGCAACATGAGGCTTCGCTGATGAAGCGGGCCTTGGCTGAGGAAAAGCGGAGGATCGACACCAGCATTGACAAGGTTCGGATCGAAGAGGTGCGCAGCATCATCAAAGACGAGAACCTGATCGCTGTCGTTCAGCGCGAATGCGTTGACGATATTCGGATGCCAGACGGGTCAGTGATACAAAACGCATCATATGATCCGACACGGCACCGGCCCGAGATGTGGCCGCGTTGTGCTTCGGCGCATAAGCGGTTGGCCTCGCTTCGTAGCGAGATCGAACAGGCTCAGGCAATGCTGGCGGCAATGACCAAGGTGGAGTTGTGGGAAGTAGATGCATCAGCCAAATCGCTGGCGCAGGCGTTGCCGATATCCCAAGCGGCGATCTCACACTTCACGCCTTGGTTGCTCCCTCTGGTGCTGCTGATTGGCGGCGCGGTGCTGTTGCACATTGGGGCGAGCGGTCGCAACGTGACGTTTGCCGAGAAGGTTCAACGCTACGTTGACGGCGAAGTGGATCGGACGGGCAAGCGACCGACGATCAAGTCCGTGGCCAAGGCTTTCGATATCTCGGAGGCGCGGGCGAAAAAGTACATGGCAGCGTAAAAATCGGGCGGTCCTGATCGGGCCGCCCTTTTTTGTGTGCTCTGATGAACAAAATTCATTGCTATGATGGTGGATGCAACCGCTGTCGGAGGCGATAGACACGGCCGGCGACGGCGTTTCGGGTCACTCGGAACGCTTTGGCGATCTGGCTGAACGTCAGGCCCTTGTTGAGCAGGGCGAGCAGCGCGTGATCGTGTTCGGGTTCCCAAGTGGTTCGCATAGGTGTTCTCCTATGTTAACGCACGCACTAATCGAGAAGGGCAAGTTGTTCGGCTGGCGGCTTGGCGGGCTCGACGAACAGGTCAGGCTGCTTGTAGGCGTCTTCTATGCGCTTGCAGGCGATGTCAAAGTATTTGGGTTCGCATTCGATGCCGATGAACTTGCGGCCTGATGTGGCACACGCTACGCCCGTTGTTCCAGACCCCATGAAAGGGTCTGCAACAATTTCATTGTCCGCGCTCATGGCACAAACAACATATTGACATTGCTCTAAAGGTCTTGGGCATGGGTGATCAACCCTAGGTCTATTTGCACCAAATGGTGCAAGCAACTGGATCGACCAATCCTTTGGAGAAGTCGCAGAGGCTTTAGCTTTTCTATTTGTCCAAAATATCACAGGGTCCCAAGAATACTGCACTGCAACCGGACGAATCTGTACAAATCCTTTGCATGCTGCGAATATCCTAAACCCATTTGGGAACCACTTGTGCCATTTGTCCGCATTTGTCATTCCCTGCCAATACGCCTGCGTGTGGGGTCCCAAATCGGTTGCCATGCGTATCACTTCACGCATCATCTCTTCATACTCATCAACATCATCTTTGTGGGATTCGTATTTACTAAACCCGATTCCATATGGCGGATCAGTCACGACGGCATCGACTCGCCCGAGCGTCGGCAAGATGTCCCGGCAGTCGCCTTCATAGAGCGTGCAATCGCCGATTTGTTCTTTGTGCATCGTGTTCCCTTAGTGGCGTTGTGCGAGTTCTGGGAAGTCTTGCTCCAACTCGCGCATCAAACGGTTGATGGCCTCGCTGTCGTGGCCACGGGTTGTTTTCGAAAAGACGATCGTGTTGTTGGCGGCGTCGTAGCGGCCCTTACCAGGCGGTAAGTCGTCAGCGGTTACGGGTTTGCTTGGCGCGTCGGTCGCCGGCAGCGGGATCGGGCGGTTATGGTCCGGGGCTTCGAGATACCACTTTGAGCGGCGTGGCGCTGGTTCTGGCATATCGAACGGCTGGGCGTCACGCATCGGGCCGAGGCGGCGGCCAAGGTCAGCAGACGAGAAGTAGATGACGGCAGTAACAAGGGCTGTCAGGGCGAGCAGGAAATAGTTCAACGCCCATTTCAGCGTTTCTTCGCCGACGTTCAGGTCTTGCATGGCGACGCTGGCGATCTTCTGGATCGGCCCCATAGCCACGTTGGCTTCCATGGGGTTGTCCCTGACAGCCTGCTCGGCGGCGGGCAGCTCGTCATAAAGCTTTGCCAGTTCGCTGGCGGTGGCCATGTTGGACTTGAGGCTTGCCAGTTCTTCCATGTCGGTTAGGTATTTCGGGCCTCGGCATGGCGGGTTGCGGCAACCGCGCAGCGCCTCTTGGCGCATTTCCTCTTCTTTGGCGAGAATGCGCTGTTCGTAGGCTTCAGGGCGCAGAAACTTGATTTTCATGTCGCCGGACTGCGTGAGCGTGGCGATGCGCTTCTTGATCGTCTCAAGACGCTTCTGGGCGACCTCGGCCTTGGTGTTGGCGTTGGTGGCCTTGACAATAGAGAGGTCGCGGATCGTGCTGGAGGCTTGGAAGTCGGTCGCGATGTTAGCGATCACGAGGCCGACGACCAGCCATGTTGAGCCACGCATGGCGCGGCGGGCGTTGAGATAGCCGGCGGCGTCACGCTGGGCTTCGGCGATCTCCATTGAGCACCGGTAACGCTCCCGGCGCACGACGTTGACGCCGAGGGCGAAGGCGAATGTTGACATCAGCAACGCAGAAGCAATCTGAATGCCAGGACCAAGACCCGAGGCGAGCTGCCAGCCGGCGTATCCTGATAGAATCATGCTGACGCCAGTGAAGATGACGTTGGTCAGGATATTGCCGGCGTCGGGGTTAGTAAAGTGGCGGATCATGGTCATGTGCCTTTGATGGGACGCACAACTCGTTGCCGCTTGGATTTGCGCTCGCGTAGCTTCTGGCTAACAGATTTGCGGGGCTCTGTCTTCACAAGCTTGCCGTCCTTCAACCGGTAGCCTTTGATGCGTGTCAATCGTATGCCTCATCTTCGACGTGGCATCCGCACCGCTTGCATTCGTACAGATATGTGCCGTCGTAGCTGTCGTAGCGGATGAACTCCCACTTGTGGCGGCAGAAATAGTACTTGAGCCAGTTGATCATATCTCTTTCCTTTGCGGCGGCACCCATTCTTCACAGAACAGCGAGCACGGCGGCATTTGCCACATCGGATCGCCTTTTGCGTGTGGGTCTAGTTCATCAAGGAAAATCCGCTCATCATTGACGCGGACAAGACGAACGCCAAGGCGGCGTGATTGCTCTGCACGGTCATTAAAAACGCTAGGGAACTCCCTGCGCAGATGGTTCCAATATGTCGGACTGGTCGCCTTGACGCAGCCAAGGCAATTGGCGTTTGGGAAGCCGTGATCATAGATTGCCGGAAGTTTGATGCCAGCGGCGCGGATCATGTCGCCGCAGTCGGCTTTCGTCATCGCAGCGTCGATCAAGATCGGTATCACGTTGTCGCGCTCCGTCAGCGTAAACCGATCATGCCGGTCCTTTTCTTCTGCCGTGAAGCCAAGCACGTGCTGATCAGGGTTGTGCAGCGCCTCCCATTCGCGACGTGCGTCTTTCTTGAGCACGAGGGTGCAAGGCGCGCCGTGCGGGAACACCATCGCTTTACGCTTGTCCCACACCTCAACGGCCGATCCGCTTGGATACTTCGACGGCGTAAACCGCTCAATCTCGACGCCACACCAGTGCGCGACATCATCCAGGAACCGCTGGTTGTCTGGGTGTTCTTCGGCAATGGGCTGATTGATGGCGCGCACGTCCTCATTCGGGAACCGTTCCAGGGTCAGCTTGAGGGCAGCGGCGCTGGCGGCCCCGCACGAAAACCAAACCGCAATCATGGCATTTTCCTTTTGAGCCAGGCGATTTCAGCGATCGGCACCTTGTCGGCGGGTGCGCCCTTGAGTTCGCGCGTGAGGTCGATGTTGCGCTGGCGCTCCCTGTACCAAGCCTTTTGGCGCTCTGGCGTCAGCTTGCCTTTGCCGAGGGCCTTCATCCGCTTGTTGGAGTATTTGACGGCGCAGGGCTGGCAGAGTTGTTTGGTGGCGGTTGGTTTACCGCAGTCCTTACAGGTTGGCATCGCCTAGCGCCTCCTTCGCTATTGATTGGGCGCTTGTCCCTATTCGTAACCCAGCGCATTTTCGCAAATTTCCTCAATCCGGCGCAGCACGTCGTCACGACCAATTTCACGCTTACCACGTATCTCCCGCAACGCCGCTCGGAGGCGTTCGATCTCGGCTTGCTGCCGACTAACGCGATCAGCAGCCTGCCTCAGAAGCTTAGGCGTAGCGACAGAGACGCGACCCTTGCTGATTTCAATGTCCTGGGCCAACTCCAGCAAAGAATCCGTGATTTCATGCGATGGCGGCGTATATCTAAACTCACTCATCGCCCCGCCCCCGCCATGACGTAGTTCTTGGCCGTCAGCTCTTGGCGCACGCGCTCAAGCTGGGCTTCAAGAAGTTCGATCTCATCGGCACATTCGTCAAGGGCTGCGGTGAGCGTTCCCCATGAGGCGTCGCCATCAGTGACGGCTTGGCCGAGGCGGCGGATGTACTGGCTGAAGGTTTCGTCGTCGTGTTGTTCGATCATATCCCACTCCTTATAAATTCGAACGTCGATGTCGTGTGATTGAATTTCATGGTAACAACGCCAGGTTTTCCCATTCTCGAATGGTCCTTGCACTTTGCTACTTTGATTTGCGTTTCTTGGCTATATTCTTCTCTGTAAATTATTATGCCGTGATCGCTCTTATTTGCCCATGATGCCGAACCAGCCACATCGTACATCGAAAGATCGCCGATGCTTTTTTCGACCACACCTTTTGTCGGATGCGCCACAACGATGATCGCAATGTGATATTGACGCGCCCATTTTTTCATTTTTCTCAGGGCTTCGTTTGTGTATTGCGTCTCCGTCATTGAGCGCCCGAACTGGTGCTCGATCTCGTTCCATGGATCAAGGACAATTACCTTGCAGCCGTGAACACAAGCGGCCTCCCGGATTGTCTCGTGAAGCCATGTTAGCGTCATATCCTCGTCTTCGGATCGTTCGTGGTCTGGGACAAGGCACATGAAATGACGGCTCAAGAATTCGTCCCTATCCAACTTCCAAGCCCGCGCATAGTTTCCAATGTCATGCTTGTTGCGCATCGGGTTATCTTCAAGTTGCAGTAGGGCAGTCTTGATGCCGTGAATGCGGGCAAGCTGACAAACATAATACAAAACCCACTGCGACTTGCCCGCGCCCGGAACGCCGGTAACCGTCACGAGTTCCGGGAACGTAAGCAGAAGGTTTTCATCCAGTGCAGCAACGCCAGAAGACAAGCCGGCTGGCGCCATGCTGTCGGCAATGTCGGCAAAACTCACCAGGCGCGGCGGCACGATCGGCTTTGCCGTGTGGATCATCTCTAGAACCTTATCGGCTCCGTATTCGAGATGAACGTCGTTGGCGTCTTTTGTGCCGCGTGGGTACTCAACAAGATGGCACCTGTGGCGCCCAAACCTTATCGCCAGTTCGTCCGCAAGAATGCTTCCGGGATGATCACCATCCGTCATCAAGACGATGCGATCATAATGATCAAAACATTCCTTTAGCTTTCCGGCTTCGTCCCACATCCACGAAAATCGACCGTCGTCGAGTGGGTCAATGTCGCCCTCACCTGGCCGGTTTGGGGCACCGTTTGGAACGGATATAACATCTCGGACAGGAATATCTCCAACCGCATCCTGCCATACCACCATCGCGTCAATCTCGCCCTCTGTCACAACCAATTCTGACAGACCGTTCAACTCGTGGACTCCAAACGCGATCAATGATTTTTCGCTCTCTTCTGGCCATTCGATCCGCATGTCGGATTTGTCGATCTTGCGCCATTTGGTCAGCCTTACGTCCGCGAACTGGTCTGCGAATGGGAATCCGACCCAATCCCCTTTCGTTTGAATTCCGAACGCCTCTATCGTCTCGTCCGTGATGCCTCGGCTTTGCAGCCATTGTTTTGCTTTGTCTCTCATCGGTCCAAATCCGTTCATTCCAATTGCAGTGATGGCAAAATGCGTTAAACCCCAGCTCGTCAATCCAGACGGTCAAGCATGGCTTACGCTGATTTGCCTTCTTCCGCTTGTGGCTGCATTGCGGGCACGTCGTCGTGTGGCGGCCCATCGTGTGATCTCGCAGCGTTATTCCGGCCTGTCCCAGCGCCTCAGTGACTCGTGGCAATGGCGTCCTCCTCGCAGTGGTAAACGGATTTGAACTCGCCTGGCTTCGGCTCCTCCATCTTCCAGCGAACCTGTTTCGGCTTGCCATTCGGTGCGGTGTGTGTGTTCCGGACGACGGTTGCGAAATATCCCCATCCGTTGATCGGTCCTTTGCCCTTGTAGCGGTGCTTGCGGATGGTCGGCAGGATGTGATGCTGCAAGTCGAACCCCTCGGCGATCAGGGCGCGGATCGGTTCGATATTGTCAAACGACGCCGCGAACTGGTTCATCGGCTGATTTTGAACCGCGTTGATCAGTTGCACTTTCAACTTCACATCATCATCATCAACCGACTGAGGCACTTCGGCTGGCTCTGTGGGGGGTAGGGGGGTATTATTTTCTACGGATAGCTTGTGCGCGCGCGAGGCGGACCGGTGTAATTCAACCGATTTGGTGGGATTTAACCGGTGAGATTCCACCGGTAATTTGATTTCACCGGTGGAATTACACACCACCATCCGATAGCGCCTCATCCACGAGCGCGCTGTTTCGTAAGGTATACTGAGCATTTCCGAAATCAATTTCGGCGATGTCACTCCACTCGTCTCGACGAAGTATTTGATCAGTGCATCTTGGCTGGTCATTGCACACCTCCTGTGGGAGGCATGATTTCAAACACCAATTCAGCAAGCTTCTTTGCGCACTGCTCTTCATGTTCTTCAACAACCTTGATGGCCTTCTCAATGCGCCTGACCGATACACCAGTGCACTTAGCTATTTCCTCAGCACGCGTTTCATTTCGGTCAAACATGTAACACTCGACCAATTGCTCAAGAATCGTCAGGTCTTTCATCTTCTTCATTAGTCAGCAGCCCCCGTAAATACGAACACAAGGCGCGGCGTCCGCCAGACGGGGAAGCCCAGCGCCTTCATGTCATCAATGAAATCTTGGAGATCAGACCAGTCGTGACCGGTCCAGACGGCAATCGGGCCTTCGGTCACAAACACGACCGCTTCGGCGGCGGGTGTTGCCGATTTGCTATTGCCATTTGGTGGGGAATTTTGCATAAGGAAGTCCTCGTTGTTCTTGCCCAAGACGCAACGCAACTCAGCACTCTTCTACCCGAACCCCGGCGTTACCCGCGCCGGGGTTTTTCTTCATGCCGCTGTTCGCGTCTCAGCGGAAGGCTTTTTTTTAGGGCGACCCCGCTTTTGCGGTGGCCCGTCGCCCCGCTGCAACGCGAACAGCAGCTCCAGCGTGACGCCCTGGACGCCATGAACCGGCGCCATCAGCACGATCTGCGGGAACATCTTGTATGGAATCGCGTTGCGATGCCGCCAAAGCTTCACGTTCTGGTAGGTTGTCCCGAGGTCGCCCGCCATCGTGTCCATTGACGGCCAAGCGTCGATTAAGTCTCTGCAAGTGCGCATGATCAGTCCCTTCGTTTCCCCCCTTATACACACACCCGAAACGATTTTGAAACTTTTTTCTTGACGACATCCACAACTGGCTACACATTGCAACCACGCCGACGCGAACGGCGTGACGGGGCCGGCAGGCGACGGCGGGGACGCCAGCGGGGATGCCGGCCCCACCTACCAAGGAGATGGACCCATGGAAATCACAGAATGGATTACGTACTTCCCAAGCTCTTGGGAGCACGAGAGCGGCGGTCGGATGTACCTCAAAGTTGAGGTGCGCATCTATGAACAAGATGGCGAAGTGTACGCCGAACCGATCTATTACGCTCTGTTTGACAAAGACGATAGGATCGTAATGGACAACGCCCACGCGGGGCGCCATTTGGATCGTATGTGGAAATATGTTGAGCACATCATTGATGACGAGTTTAACGCGCCCATTGCTGGGGGCGGCAATGTTTTAGATTGGTACGTCCGCGAGCATCCTGCGTTTGAGGCGCTTCGCCGCGAGCGCAGCGATCAAGAGCGCATGGATATTGAGTGGTCGCGTTCCAGAGCTTTGTGAGCCCCCCATGAGTAGCGTATTGGTTGCGTGTGTTGTGTTCGCTCTGGGCATGTGGCTGCTGTGTGTCAGCTACATGCTCCGGGCGGAGTATCTGGAGAAAAGAGATGGGGAAAAGAGAAATGCCAAGAACTGCATTAGGATGGCTCAGAGTGCGCGAGCTCGACGCCGAGCCGGTCGAAATCTTAGACAACGACACCGATGGGAACGTGGAAGCCATGCCAGAAAACGCCGAGAGCCTCGTGCGTCTGGCCGTTAAAACGCGCAACCTCATTACCCACTACACCGCCGAGTTGGATCGCATTGAGAAGGCGCTGGACGAGCGCTTGCAAGATGCTGGTTATCGGTGTGTGTCGAACGTGAGGGGCGACCAATGAGCAATGAATTGGTGCCGGTTATAGAGTCGGAAATGGCTGAGAGCCTGGCCAAGCGGTACGGGCTTAAGGCGGAAGCGTTTGTGAGCACAATGCGCTCCGTTGCCATGCCCAAGGGGCACACGGTTGGCGAACTGTTGAGCTGCCTGATCGTTGCTGCCGAGCACGGCCTTAACCCGCTCACGAAAGAGATTTACTTCATGCGAGGCAAGGCTGGTATTCAGCCGATCGTCTCTGTGGATGGGTGGATCAAGAAGTGCAACGAACACCCACAATTTGACGGCATGGAGTTCGAATCTATCCGCGACGGCGATGGCAAACTTACGGCAATGCGCTGTCGCATCTACCGCAAGGACCGGACGCGCCCGATTGAGGTTGAAGAAGACTTTGCGGAGTGTTCTGCCGGCGGTGGTCCTGTGTGGAAGACGCACCCTAACCGCATGATGCGCAACCGGACGCTGTGCCAGGCGGCGCGTATTGCGTTTGGGATGGCGGGCATCATGGAGCCGGAAGAGTTCCGCCAATGGCAGGAAAACCCTGATTTGGTTGAGGCTGCGCCGGTTGACATCACGCCACCACGCGAAGGCGGGCCGTATGAGTTCAAATCAGAGTCGATCAAGCGGCCCAGCCGGCAGACGGCGATGGACGCTGGTTTGCAAGAAAAACACGCCGAACTTCTGAGCACGCTAGAAGGTGGCATTGGGCTCGACGACGTTCACCGGTGCTATGACGCCTTTGTGGTGGATGGATGCCCTTGGGGCGCGTTCCCGCGCGGCTGGGCTGTGATGCTCCATGAGGCTTATCGGTTTGCGTTGCAGGACGCCACCAATCTGCCTGAACCAACAAGCGAAGCAGAAGACGCTGATGTCTATGAGGCGTTTGAGTACGAGATCGACGCGGCGCTGGAGATTGAAGACGGCCAATCGTGCATGGATGCGATCATGAAAATCGAGCGGCGTTACAAAGACACGGTTCCGCAAGATCGCCGCAATGAGATGTGGGACTTGATTGAAAGCGCCCGCGACACGGCCAACAGCCGCATTGGGACGCTGCTGTGAGGCCGTTCTTGGCGATCGCCAGCGATCTAGAGCGGCGGGCGGACATCAGGCGGGGCGACGCGATTGCGCCCCTCCTGTTAGAAGCAATGCAGGCGATCAGAGAGCTAGTGCGGCGGCTTGATCTGAAGCCCCGCTCCACGCCGCAACACAGACGGTATTTTGCGCTGATACGGGCGGCGCATAAGCAGTGGCCCGAGGGTCATCCGATCCAGCCGGCGACCGAGGAAGGGTTGCGGGATTATCTTCAAGTGATGGCTGGTTTTGGGATACCGCACCGGATCGAAAAAGGCGGTGAGACCTACATCTGGCTTGAGCACAAGTCCGTCAGCTACAACAAAATGGGGCACAACGAGTTCACGGTACTTAGTGGGCGCGTCGAGGATGAAATCGTTAGGATCATTGGCGTGCCAGCGGACAAGCTGTTGGAGATGGATCGGAACGAGACATGAGTAACGCCAACGAGTTAATGAACTGCATAGAAAGAGGCTTGGGATGGGAAGATGCCTGTAAAATCTGTGACATTCAACCGACTGCTGCATTCCGCTGGAATTACCTCGAATGCGCCCGCCATCACGTCAGCCAAAGAAAAAGAGCCCGTACACTTGGATTTGATCGACCAGATGCACGAGTTAGCCAAGCTCGGCCATACGCCCTGGACGATTAGCGAGTTGCTTGATCTTTCGTATAAAGACGTCGAGGCGTGGTATGATCTCAATGGTTATCGCGATTAGCGTTTGGGTTCCTGTGTCGCTGTTGGCGGCGGTGGTGTTTTACTGCTTGATGAGGTCTGGAGAAGATGGGCGATCGGCAGAACTTTACAGACCGGACGAAACGCCTTGCTTGGGAGCGCAGCAACGGCACCTGCGACTCGTGCGGGAAGACGATCCGGCCGGGTGATGGACCTGAATACGATCACGACAAGCTGGCATTCTATGGCGGGGATAATTCATTGGAAAACTGCCGTGTGTTGTGTCGGCCTTGTCACAGCCTTAAAACAAGCGCACATAATAGTTACGAAGTGCCCAAGTCGCGGCGTTTGATTCGGAAGGGCGCCGGGCTTCGTGGCAAATCACTTCGGGGACGGCCGCTCCCCGGCACGAAAGCAAGCGGCCTGCGTAAGAAGATGAATGGAGACGTTGAGAAATGGTAAAGTTGGATAAGATGAGCGTTCGCGAACTTGAGGCTCTGCAAGCCAAGATCAGGGCGGAGCTGCCGCGACGTAAGCAGCAGGAATTGACTGCCCTGCGCGCAAAGGTGGCGGACCTCGCGAAAAAGAGCGGCCTTGAACCGAAAGATTTGTTGCACAGTCCTACAGGCCGCAGCCGCAAGAATAAGCTGACCGCTTGGAAAGACCAGAAGACGGGCGTGATTTACGGCGGTGCCGGGCGCCATCCTGAAGGTTTCGACAAGGCCCGAGCCGTTCCGATCGGCTAAGGTTTCGCGCTGCGTTGTTTTCCCATCTCCGCACGCGCGCCAGCCCCCGGAGTAACGCGATATGCTCCGGGGGCTTCTTGCATCTAGGCCACAGTCTAACACCTATTAGCAACAGTGCCTTGTTTCCGCCGCCGAATGCGCGCTTGGTGATAGGGCATCGACTAGTTGCGCGTCCGGTGTGTGTATGGCCAACACACAAGGGGACAGTCCCATGAAACGACTGATTGTAGCTGCGGCGGCAACTGCCATCGCATGGCCCGCATGGGCCGCTGATCTGGGCGGCAACTGCTGCGCTGATCTCGAAGAGCGCGTTGCGGAGCTTGAGGCGACGACGGCGCGGAAGGGCAACCGGAAGGTGAGCCTGGAAGTCTCGGGGCACGTTCATGAAATCGTGTTCTGGAGGGATGAGATCGAACTGCCCGGCGAAGAACAGGTTGATCTTTTCGACAAGGGCGGTCGGATCATGAACGACCCGAACAACTCCGGCCGGTTCCGGTTCCGGGGCTCTGCTAAGGTCAACCAAGACTTCGAAGCCGGGTTCTTGATGGAGCTTGGCGTTAGCCACAACGAAGAAGATGAGCCCTTTGAGGTTCGCCATCAGGCGCTTTATGTGAAGTCTCGCGCCCTCGGCACAGTCTGGCTGGGCCAAACGTCGTCCGCGACTGACGGCATTGTCGAACTGGACCTGAGTAACGGGTCTGTGGCGATGACGCTTGCTAACCCATCCATGCTTGGCGGCGGGATCATGGACGGCGGGCGTGCTCCGGTCGTCAAATACATCACGCCAACGCTGGCAGGCTTTGTTCTCAGTGCCGCCTGGCAGGACGAAGATACGTATGATTTCGCTGGTCGCTTCGCTAAAGAGTTTGGCGGGCTCCAGTTCGCTGCCGGGCTTGGTTATGCCAAGTTTGACGGTGGGGATCGCATCTCTGGTTCGGCGAGCGTCAAGCACGTTGAAACAGGCCTGTTCGCTTCGGGGGTGTATGGTCGCCTGGATGACGGCGATGGCGACATCTTTGACGTTGATCTGGAGCAATTCGGCGTTGCGGCATTCGATGCCGAACAGTGGGGCGGCCGCCTTGGTGTTGATCGCAAATGGTTCGCCGTCGGTAAGACAACGATCTTCGGCGAGTACAGCCAGATTCGGTTCAAGGACGGCGGCGGCGATATTGACTATTGGGGCGCTGCCCTGGTGCAGTCGATCGACGCGGCAGCGATGGACATTTACATCGCTTATCGTCGGGTTGAGCCGGGCTTGACGATTGAACAAGACTGCCGTCGTTGCGATGACATCGAGTGGGACGACGGCATTGACGAGTTCAAAGTCGGTGCCAAGATTAAATTCTGATCAAGACGTGTGGCGGTTCACCAGAGCCGCCACACCACCACGCCGATGAAGGCCCCGACGTTGAACCACAACGCTAGGGGAGCCCAACGAACCCACCGAGGATTTGTTTGAGCGTGGCGGCGTCGCCTCGGGTGAGCAGGCCCACGATCACTCCAATACCAACTAACAGGGTCATAACCCATTGGATCATCGCTTTCGTGTGGTCCCGCTTCACCCGTTCCTCCTTTGTCATTTCTGACACTGTTTCTAAGCGGGCAATGCGATCCGTTTGGTTTGCATTGATGCGGTGATGGT